GCCCTTCGCGCGCAGCATGCGGTAGATGCGTTCGAGCGCGGCTTCGCCGGTCGGCGTCGCGCGGATGTGCGCGACGCGCGGCGGCCGGCGCTCGACGAAAGATGCGTGTGACGTGCCGGCGTATCCGATGTCGCCGTCGTTCACGCGATAGCCGAGCTCGGCGAATGCGTTGGAGGCAGACATATCAGCACCCCCCGCACACAGGCGCGACGCCTGGCGCAATCAGGTTGAGCGCGAGCCGGCGCAGTTCGGGCGACGCGGTGTCATCGCGGCGAAGTTCCAGCAAATCTCGAGCGGTTTGGCTCATGACTCTCTCGTTACGGTTTGGTTGAACGGCCGATCACTTCGAGGGTTGCGCGGCGACTGCGGCCCGCACGTTGTCTGCGACCATCTGCAGCTCGACGGACAACACGTGACCGATCACTGCCGCGCAGACAAGGGAGAACACGGCGATTGCAAAGGCTTTCATGGCTTCCTCCTGCTGTTCCCAAGGGGGCGATGCACCCGTCGTTGAAACCACTATACACAAGAGAATCTAGCAATACAAGTAAAACTAGCAAGAAAGATGGGTTGTTCTTGTGGTCGTGAGAGGGGAGTGCAGACGAAAGAAAGGCCGCTCGCGGCGGCCATTTAAGGTGTTACTGAGTGAGACTCAGATTTTTGGGAGAAGGGTGCATCGACACCCCATTTTGTGTGTGCAGCCTCGCAGAGGAACCTCAGGGCTTTCGTCGATGAGATAAGGGCCGGATCGATACTGTCGGCAAAAATTGCATGCTCCAGTTGCAGACCGTATCTCAACCTCTTCGACGACACCCGTGGAATTCCAGTCTTGCAGGTGGTGAACCGAGTACATATGGAAGCTGAGCATCCGTATTGCGACCTCGGTAGAGAGGCCGGAACTCAACTTGATGTGTCGATACTCAGCGACGCGTGGCACGTGTCCGTTGAACGAACGGATGGCAAGCGGGAGTATTTGTTCGAATTCTGCCGGGGTCAGCTCGTCTAGGAAACCAGGGCGGTCTGAATACTGAAGTCCTTCGGAAAGGTTTATTCGCTGCCAATAGGGAACGGAAGCCGGATCTGGATTCGGAGGCGTAGCCATCTGAATCTCTGAAGTCGCATTGTTCTGCTCGGCGGGGATACCGCAGACTCGCTTTATCCATGTGCGAAAAAATCCCAACACGGCGCGCCTCATCTACATATTCCCGGCGTCGCGTGCTTGATCCGTGATCTGCTTGAAGGAATTCTTGTAGACGTAGTGGTCAGTCAGAATATAATCGATTGATCCCTCGTCGATTGACAGTGCGAGCTGTCGAAATATAATTTGGCTTACTGCGTTTTTCCAAATCAAAATGATGTTATCAAAGCGGCCGCCAATTTTGTTTTGCCATTGCTCAATTCGTCTTTCAGTCGGCGCTCCAAATTTCGATGTTAGGCCGTTGACGATACTATCCATTGCGTCGTTCGGTACCTGAATGTGAATCTGATAGAGCTTCGCCTGGTCTTCCCCCGGCATTGCGATGTACCGAAAAACCCCGACCGCAATCTCATCTCCCACTCGGAAGAACGCTTCATTGAGGTGGCCGTCGCCGAGAAGATCAAAGCCCCATCCGCAGGCGCCCCCACCATACTGCTCGTCTATGGGATCATGATGGATACCAGTTGGAAGAGGCGTCACGCCATTGCTGCATACGGACTTCGCGTCGTGTTGATGGAGATTCGAGCCATTGTCAAAGTCTGGTTGCTGAGCACCATAGAATTGCTTCATGGTAGATCCCAGTTGAATCCCATGAAAATCAAATGGAGCAGAGTATGTGGATAGCTTCAGATTGGTTTCGGATAGCTTTTTTGGAGGTTTACCGAAAGCTCCAAAGAAAACCGTGGATAGTACAATAACGATCGAGTATCGAAACGCCATCTTCATGGTCACCTCCTGCCATTTTTATCTACATGCGTATTTTTATTTTTCTCGCTGGCACGGGATGCGCGATGTAGTACATCCACGTGATGTCTTCTGGCTGATAAAGCATCAGTCCCGACTCGTTATACGAACCAAGTTGGATGCCCCCGCGGCGAGATTTCAATTGCTTGATCATGGTCTCGCCGGTCGCAAGGCGCACGAGCACGTCGTCTTCAAGTTCGGGGTCGGTGCCGGGCTCAACCAACGCGAATTCGCCCGGATTGAACCGCGGGATCATGGAAGTCCCAACGACCGGGATCAAGAAGGCATATGGATCGGTTGTCGCGATCTCTGCGTATTCATCGGTGGCGCCCACTAGATAGTCCCCGTCCGTCCAAATTCTCTCAGGCAGGCCTCCCTGCGCGCGGCCTATGACGTAGACGCGCCGGAAGTTCTTGGAACCAACAGAGTAACGCAACGGGACTGCTGCATGGGCGCCCTCCGGGCTTCCCCTAACATCTGAGGATCCTTGGCGGCCAGTCTGTTCTTTTCCCTGATTCGGCAAATCACCGAACAAAAGGTATTCCTGCGTTGTGTTTAACGCACCGGAAACTTCGGGAATGCGCTTGCGACTTGGAGCCGTCTTGCCGTTCTCCCACTGCTGAACGGTTTGCCACGTGACACCGACGATCGTCGCTAGGGCTTCCATGGATAACCCTAGGTTCTCGCGCAGTTCCTTGATTCTTCGATGGATTGTCATGGCGCGAATACTAGTCGCAAGGTTTACTTGTGCCAACACAAGATCACCTAGCATTGCTAGAAAAACTAGTATAAGATTGGTCTCCATGAACCCGACTAAATCGACCCCTCGCAACGAAGCACTCGAGCGCGCAATCGCGAGCTTCAAGTCGCTTTCGGACATGGCCCGGCAGCTCGATCTCTCGGGCTATCAAGTGATTCAACAATGGCGTGCTTCCGGTCGCGTACCGCCGCAGCACTGCACAAAGTTGGCACGCCTGACCGGTGAAAGTCGTGACGACCTTGTCGGATTCCCGCCGCTCGACGCGAGCCCCGAATCTGAAGACGATGTTCAGCCTGTAACTGGCGGTTCCTTGGGTTGAACTGAACATATTTTCGGCGCTGCACGACGTGCGGCGCACAACGGTGGTCTCCACCCGCTTCCCCCGGAGCGGTGTGGTTTGCCCAGCCCTTGGGCTGGGCATTTTTACGCCTGAACCGTCCGCCATGCGCGGGCGGTTATTCGAAAGTCGGGGAACGGAGTGGTCAAGTTTCATGCGGCTGTCTTCGTGTAGTTCACGGGCCTCATGGTCCTTTTTTTGGGGTCTCGGGGGATATCCAAGTGGATTCAATTCTTTTTCGACCGATTGAAGACCAGCCCGAGCTGGCACTTACCAGGCGTCCGGACATGATCGAAATGCCGATAGAGATGATCCGTTCGAAACGTACGGCCGGCGCAGCTTTCACGCTCGCTTGTGACGCCAGCGGCCTCGAAGACAAGGAGATCGCCATGGCGTTAAACATCGACGCCGGTACCTTCTCAAAGATGAAGAAGGGAATGGCGGCATTGAACGGAGACGCGCTTCGCGAGTTCTGCAAGGTCGTCGGCAACCGCATCTATTCGGAATGGCTGGCCTACCAGGTCGGCTGCACGCTAGTGATGATCCAGACCGAGGCAGAGCGGATTGCCGCCGAAGAGCGCGCGAGGCGCGAAGAGGCGGAGCGCGAGAACAAGCTGCTCCGCGAGCTTCTCGCAGGACGGTCAGCATGAAATCCGCAACCGCGCGTGCGCTCGCGCGTCGCGTCGACGAGCTGAAGCTCACGCGCGACGTCTATCCAATCGCCGACCCGCGGCTCGCCGAGGTGTCGGAACTCCTTCATCGAATTTGCGCAGCAACGACGCTCGACGCGGCCCGCTGGATGGCTGGCGATGCGCTCGTGCAGCTGCGCGCGTATGTGCAGCGCGACGGAGCGCAACAGGCATGAGCGAAGTATCAAAGCCGGAAGGCAAGCGTGCGCGCTTCCGGAAGATCGAGGTGCGCATGTGGGGCGACGAGAAATTCTGCCACTTGTCGCCGATTCCGCCGTGCGGTCAAGGTCTGTGGATCTATCTCCTGACCGGGCCGCACACCGGTCCGATTCCGGGCCTGTTCCGCATCGGCCGCGCCGCGATGGCTGAAGAGCTGAACTGGGATCTGGAAGCCTTCGACGAAGCCTTCCGGGAAGCCTTTCGGCAAGGGATGGCGAAAGCCGACTGGAAAGCGAAGGTCGTGTGGATCCCGAACGCCATTTCCTGTAACCGTCCCGAGTCTCCGAACGTCGTGACATCGTGGGGCGCTGAGTGGGAATTGATCCCCGAGTGCGACCTGAAGCGTGAAGCGTACGACAGCCTGAAGGCCAATATCTGCGGGCTTGGAGAGGCTTTCGCCAAGGCTTTCGATAAGGCTTTCCTGAAGCCTTCCGATAAGCCTTTCGGTAAGGGTATGCCGAAGGCTATCGGGAATCAGGAGCAGGAGCAGGAACAGGAGAAAGACAAATCCCCCCATACCCCCCTTGAGGGGGGCAATGGGTCCGAGTCAGGTGATTTGCTCGGCGATGACGGCGCGAAGCAGAAGCGCGAGCGCAAGCCGACCATCGCGTTGCAGACCTTTCTTGCCGATTGCAAGGCTAAGGGCGAAAAACCGATCCCGCCTGCTGACCCGATTTTTGCGTACATCGCCCGCGTCGGCATTCCCCGTGAGTTCCTGCAACTGAACTGGCTCGTGTTCAAAGCCCGATACACGTCATCGGGCGCGAAGCGGTACAAGGACTGGCGCGCGGCGTTCCGAAAGTCGATCGAGGGATGTTGGTTCAAGCTCTGGTTCATGCGGGCAGATGGCACATGCGAACTGACCACGCAGGGACTGCAAGCGCAACGTGAGCACGGGCGGGAGGCAGCATGAATGACAACCTCTACGCCGCATTCCTGCGCCAGAAAATCCGCATGGCACGCTTCGACGGTTTCGACGTGTCGCCCGACGAGATCAATCCGAAGCTCAAGCCGCACACGCGTGACATCGTGCGCTGGGCGTTGAAGGGCGGTCGGCGCGCCGTGTTCGCCTCATTCGGTCTGCACAAGACGGCGACACAGCTCGAACTCATGCGGCTGATCGGCGTGTACACGGAGATGTGCAAGGACGGATCGAAGATGGGAGTGGGGTCGCCAGAATACGTGCTGCTGTTTCACAAGCCGCAGACGGACCGCACAAAGGGCTACGCCGACATGCCGATCCGAAAGTCAAAGGACGAGTACAGCCTCGCGCGATGGCAGATCGATGCACACGCATTCTGGCGGTCGAGCGGCAATCGCCTGCTGACCGCCGAGGAACTCGCCGCCCTCGGTCCCGACCAGCTCGCGAGCCTGTTCACGAAGTACACGCTGTCGAACGTGTACGACTATGAGTTCCACGTGAAGATCGGCGAGGAACTGCAGGCCCGCGGAGCACTGCCGTCGACGTTCATGAGTCTCGCGCCTGGCTCGCATCACCCGGACATTTGGCATGACGTGACGCGCATGCTGACGCTCAACGGTGAGCAGGCGAAGCGGGCGGTCGAGAAGCACGTCTGCCCGCTGCAGTTCGATATCGTCGACCGCCTGATCGAGCGCTACAGCAACCCTGACGAGTTCATTTACGACCCGTTCTGCGGGCTCGGCACCGTGCCATACCGCGCGATCCTAAAGGGGCGTCGCGGCGGCGGTTCCGAGCTCAACTCGACCTACTTCATGGATCAGGTGCACTACCTGCGCGCGGCCGAGCGCCAGTTCTCGATGCCATCGCTGTTCGATACGATCGAGGACGCAGCATGAACGCCCCGGAGCAATACTTCGAAGACGGCGGCCGTCCAGTGCCGATGGCGATCGAGATGGAGCAATCCGTACTCGGCGCGCTGATGATCGACAACGATGCGATCGACCGGATCGGCGAACTGCGCGCCGAACACTTCTTCCGCTTCGAGCACCGGATCATCTTCGAGGGAATCACGAAGCTGATCGTCGCCGGTCGGTCTGCTGACGTCGTCATGGTGTTCGAATGGCTCTCGACCAACGGCCACCTCGACAAGACCGGCGGTCTGCCGTACCTGAACGCGATCGTGCAGAACACGCCGGGTGCCGCGAACATCGCGCGCTACGCAGAGATCGTGGTCGACCGCGCCAAGATGCGCCATCTGATCGCAGCGGCCGACGAAGTCGCGGCCGAGGTGGTGAACCGCAACGGCAAGAGCGTCAACGAGCTGATCGCGTTCGCGCAGGCGAAATTCGAGCCGCTGTCGGACGGCCGCACCGAGGGCCCGAAGTTCATCGGCGAATACCTGACGCCGGTCGTCGAGACGATCGATAGGGAGTATCACGGCAACGCGCCGACGGCGATATCGACCGGCCTGTCCGATCTCGACTTCAAGCTGGGCGGCGGCATGCGCGGCGGCGACCTGGTCATCATCGCCGGACGCCCGTCAATGGGAAAGACGGCCCTGGCGATGGCTATCGGCGAGCACGTCGCCGAGCGTCACGGGCCGGCGCTGGTTGATTCGCTTGAAATGCCGGGCACGCAGCTCGCGCAGCGTGCGATATCGCGGCAGGGCGATATCGCGCTGCAGCGTGTGCGCAACGGCTCGAAGTTCTCGGACGAGGACTGGCCGAAGCTGACGAACGTGGTCGGCCGGCTGACGGAATTGCCGCTGCTTGTCGACGAGACCGCCGGCATGTCGCTCCCCGAAATCGTGAGCCGCGCGCGTGCAGTGAAGCGGAAGCACGGGCTGAAGCTGCTCGTCGTCGACTACCTGCAGCTCATGACCGGCGGCCCTGACGAGCGGCACGACCTGCGCATCGCCAGCTACTCGGCCGGTCTGAAGGCGCTCGCGAAGCAACTCGACATCCCGGTGATCGCGTTGTCGCAGCTGAACCGCGCGCTCGAGCAGCGCCCGAACAAGCGCCCGACGATGGCCGACCTGCGAGACTCCGGCGCGATCGAGCAGGACGCCGACACGATCCTGTTCCTGTACCGCGACGAGGTGTACCACGAGAACACGCCGGACCCGGGCATCGCGGAAATCATCATCGCGAAGCAGCGAAACGGCGCGCTCGGCACCGCCTATGCGGCGTTCATCCACGAGCAAGCGAAGTTCGGCGATCTCGCCATGGGCTATATCCCGACGCCGCGCCGCCAGCCGCGGCAACAGAAAGAGGAAGGCTGCGAATGATCACGACCGACTTCGACGGCGCGCCGGCGCCCGCAGTCGTGCGCGCGCCGACGCTGAATATCCTCGCGCTGGACCTCGGCACGAATTGCGGTTGGGCGCTCGCGCGCGGCACCGACGTGACCTACGGGACGAAAAACCTCGCGGCCCGCGCGAAGGACGGCCCGGGTCAGCGGTGGCTGAAGTTCCGCGCAATGCTCGGCAACCACTACACGGCTGCCGGTGAGATCCACGTCATCTACTACGAGCACGTCAGCGCGCACGGCCCGAAGGATCGGCCGAACACGATCGCGGCGCACGTGTACGGCGGCTTCCTCGCGCACCTCGAAGCGTGGTGCGACGTGCAGCGTGTTCGTCTGGTACCGCTGGCGGTCGGCACGGTGAAGAAGGCGTGGACGGGCCGCGGCAACGCCAACAAGGACGCGATGATCGCAACCGCGCGCGAGCGCGGATTCAAGGTTGGCGCGGACGAAGACGACACGGCCGACGCGCTGGCGATCCTGCACGTCGGGCTGAAACAGGAGGGCATGTGATGAAGTGGACCGCCGAGCAAGAAGCGCTGCTGCGGAAGTACTGGTTCGCTGAAGGCAGCCTGAAAGAACACCTCCACGAGTTCGGGGATCGCACGTATGAGCAAGTGGTTTCCCATGCGAAGAAGAAGCTGAAATTCGGCCCGCGCCCGCACTCGGCCCGCGGTGTTCCGGGATACGTGCTGGATCGGATCGCGGAAGAACTGAAGAACGGCCCCGGGACGGCTCCAGAACTGATCGCGCGAACCGGCTTGTCGCGGGCGGGCGTCTGCAAGTACGCCAACAAGGAAGTCGCTGGCCCTTCGGCACCGTTCCACATCCTGAAGTGGATCAGGCGCGCCGCAGGCGGAAAGCCAGTTCCGATGTTCATCGCAGGACCTGGGCGAAACGCGCCGGAGCCATCGCGCCTGACGGGCGCCGAGAAGTCACGGCGCTACCGCGCGCGTCGGAAGGTGTGTAGCGATCCGTTCGCGACGGCGCGCGGATTGGTCGAGGTGCCAGACATCGGGGCCGGTCGCGTCTACTGCCAGCCCATGAACGTGACGGACGACGTCGAAGAGGCAGCCTGATGGAGCGCCTCATTCTGGATGGCCGTATCGCCGATGTGCCAGCCGGCCAGCCGGTCGCGCTGCAGTGGCGCGAGGGCTACGCGGTGCTCGCGGCATTCGGCCGACGTGCACACTGGTTCCGGCGCGAGCCGCCGCGCGCGGTGTCGATCGATGGTGTGCCGATGCTGATTACGCCGGTGTCGACGGCCTGCGGGCACACGCGCTTCGAGGTCGGCCCGACCGGGTTGCTTGAGCGCGGTGAATTCGAAGTGTGTCAGCGCTGCGCGGCGGCGCGCGGGGAGGGATCGTGAGCGGATTCGTAATTCAACTCGGCGCCGATGGCGTCTACACGAAGCAGGGCGGCCCTGCGCTGCAGCCGCAGCAGGCGGTGCTGCTCGCCGAAGGGCTGTTCGCGCTGCCCCAGTACTACGAGGAATCCCGCGGAGACGTGCTGGTCGCGCGCGAGTGGCGAATTCCATTCGGCTTCGGGCACTTCCTCGTTCGCGAGTTCCTGCCGGTGAACGAAGCGCCGAAAGCGGGGTGGCCGTGGTAGCGCGACTTATCGGCATCCCGAAACTGCTCACCTTTCGCAGCGAGCGCCTGCGCCGCGCCGTGACGACGCTCCCGTGCATGCAGTGCGGCATCGAAGGCTACACGCAGGCCGCACACGCGAATTACGGGAAGGCCGGCGCGCTGAAAGCGAGTGACGCCGCGATCGCCGCGCTATGCGCCGACCGGCCCGGCGTGCGCGGTTGCCACGCGCTGCTCGATCAGGGTGGCGCACTCCTGAAGGACGAGCGCCGCGCGTTCGAAATGGAGATGGTGGCGAAGACCTATATCGCGCTGATGGAGCGCGGCCTACTGGAGATAGCGAAGTGACGAAACGCCTGTACATGATGTCGCCGGCCGAATACGAGCTGTTCACGCAGCAGTGCAACCCGCCGCCGCTGCTTGTCGTACAGCGCAGCGGCGAGGTGTGCTGGAACCGGAACGCGGCTGCCGAGGCTTTCTGGACCGCGCTCGGTGAAGTGCACGGCTTCGACTGGACGACAGCTGAGCCGTGCGAAGGGATGCACGTCGCGTACTTCCGGGCCACTGCGAAGGAGGCGTCATGACGTGCATTGTTGCTCTGCGGCACGCGGGCCGCGTATACATGGGCGCAGATTCGGCCGGCGTTGCAGGTCTGATGCTCCGTGAACGCGCCGACCCGAAGATTTACCGCGTCGGGCCGTTCCTGATTGGCTTCACGTCATCGTTTCGGATGGGGCAGTTGCTGGGTCACAGCCTGAAGGTTCCCGAGAAACCCGACGACATCGACGCGTTCGTATTCATGTGCACGACGTTCGTCGAATCCGTGCGCGCATGTTTGAAGGCGGGAGGTTACGCAGGCCGCGAGAATGATCGCGAGTATGCCGGCACGTTCTTATGCGCGTATCAAGGGAGAGTGTTTCGCGTGGAAAGCGATTACCAGATCGGCGAGACCGGATTTGGCTTCGACGCGTGCGGATGCGGCGAGGAGATCGCGCTGGGTTCCCTGTTCAGTACGGGCGGCGCGCCGGCGACTGACCGCGTGCGGCTCGCGCTGCGCGCCGCGCAGGCTTTCTCTGCAGGGGTGCGCGAGCCATTTCTCATAGAGGTGGCTCCATGAGCGCGGCCGCGCCGGCGTACGTGCCGCTGACCGATGACGAATGGAAGGCGGTCGAGCACGTGTTCAGCACGTACGTGTACCAGCTCGGCGCGCCGTCGCGATTCAGCGACAGGGTCTACCTCGACGCCATCCTGCACGCGATGACGATCGGGTGCGCGTTCTCGGCGTTGCCCCAGAACCTTGGCTACCCGAAGCGGCAGGCGCTGTGTCGCCGTGCAGTATCGATGCGTTTATCAATGGCGCTTCCGAAGGCGATCGCAATCCTGCGACGCGGCGGCCGCCCGCTGCCCGAAGAGGAGCGGCACGAGCCCGAACCGCCAGCCGCAGGCAGCGCACCGCGCATGTTCGGCGCGGCTGCGGCGATAGAAGCGATGCAGGCAGCGGCGCGCGCACGGCTGATGCGCGGGCTGCCGCCGGACTGGAGGGACGACGATGCCTGACCGACTCTTTCATGCGTTTATGCTGCGCTCGCCCATGGTCTGGGCGTCCGTTGTGCAGGTGGTGAAGGCGCACGCGCAGGCGTGCATCGACCGCGGCAAGCCGCTCATGGTGATCGTCGCGAGCCCGGACCACGATGCGCTCGACTCGCAGCGCGCGTTCTGGCACGGCGTCGTGCTGCCGCGGATCGCCGAGGAAGTGCCGGACGACGACGGCGAGCTGCAGCCGGCCACGTACTGGCACGAAAAGCTGGTGCTCGAATTCCTCGGCATGGCCGAGACGGTGAGCGAGGGCGGCAAGATCCGGCGCACGCGCCGCTCGACCGCGCGCGGGAAGATCACGATCGGGGAGTACGCGGACCTGATCAACCGGACGCAGGCGTGGGCCGCGCAGAGGGGTGTCGAATGGGACTGACCACGGCAATCAAATCTTTCAGTTTCCCCTCTCTGATAAATTTTGAAATATTTTATCGAGATGAATGTGGGCTGGATTATTGCACAAAGGTAATGGCGTGCCCGTGGCCTAGAAGGGATGATATCGAGACCGGGATAGTAGTGCCCGTAACCCTTAGGCTCAGACCGATTAATAAAACCTTTTGCGAGTTTTGGTTCATACAGTTTGATGGTGATAGATATTTTGATTTTGGCCATGGGCGAATAGCTTTTAGATATTTGCCAGCTCTTATCGAAAATCCGTATTTCGGCATGACGCTAGCGATTTCTATGAAAAGGCCGTCAGGTAATCCGTTAAAAGAAAAACGCCTCAGTGAGTTGCAAATTCTCACGATATAAAGTGGAGGGTAATGACATGTTCGGATGGCTGAAACGACTCTTTTTGGACGCGCCGGTTCGAGGCTATCAACCGAAGCGGATGATCATCGGCGCACATCCTCCGCTTCCGCCGATACGAAGCGAACGGCCGTCGACGGCGAGCATGTTTACCGAGCGGAGTTCAACTCCGTCGACCGATTGGGATGTAGCGGAACAGGCATTCGGACTCGACAGCATCACCGAGCCGCGCGCGCCTGATCTGGGGCGGGTGGAATACCGATTCCTCGGCATGACCGGCGAGGAGGACGCGTGACGCGGCGACGGCAGGACGAAGGCGAACGCTGGACCTATCGTGATCCGCAGGACGTATATGCGCGCCGAGAAGAAGGCGATAAACGAGCGGCGGCGCGCACGTGTGCTGGCTGTCGAAACTTGCTGAAATCGCCATTCGGTGGTCCGGAAGTGGCATGTGATATTCGTGCGCGCCGACCATCGAAGTGTATTGAGGACAGCCGCCGATGCGACAGATACGCTGTTCGGCCAATTGTTATTCAATGCAACGCCAAACCAAAATAGAGCCATCATGGACGCCATCTTCCGCTCAACCCAGCAAGCCCTTCACGTCGCCTACCTTGTGATGTCGGAGCCCGTCCGCGAGAAGAACGGCCTCCGGCTGACGCTGATCCGGATCATCGAATCGCTCGGCACGCTGAACAAGCGCCAAGCCGCGTTCCTCGACTATCTGTACGGCAGCGCCGACGGCACCGTGAACTTCGCCGGCCTCTCGCCGCTCGAGGTGCGCGGCCAGTGTGCGATGATCACTGCGGCCGTGATGCATCAGTTGCCGCCAGCCGAGCGATACGCGATATGGGTACGGTACGCGCGAGGCACGCAGCGCAAGGAGGGCGTTATCTGGATGTCGAAGAAGCTGCGAGCCACGTTGAACATCACGAACCTGAACGCAGTGCGCTACTTGGTCGCCGAGCAGTCGCTGCCGAAGGACGCGCGCGATCCGGAGAAGACGTTCAAATACATTTCCGATCAGACAGGAGTGCCGATCCGCACGCTTGAGCGCGCCGCCGCTCGGATTCGTACGCACATGCGCACCCTCGAAAACAGAGCATACAACGTCCTTACACCGATGTTCATGCGAGACAGCGTGATCCCACCATCTATGCGAGAAGAAGAGGTGAGTGCTTGAGAAAATCCAGAAGTCCTTGTGCATCAAGGCTTTGCACGATCTTTCCCTATGCAAAACTGGCGGACTGGTGTATCGTATAAGTCAATCTAGGCTACGAGCCACTTAGAAGGCCCGCGTGACGCAAGTCTGCGGGCCTTTTTCTTTTCCATCAGAGGTTCTGACATGTCAGACATCGCTGCAACCCCCGACGCTGCGGGTGCAATGAATAGTGCCGCAGACGCACTAGCTGAGGCCGCGCCAGCATTGAATGAGCCGCTGAGTACCGATACCGTACCGGCCGGCGAACAGATCGCCAGTGGCGAGGTCAGCCTGCTCGCCGATACGGCCACCGTGGTCGCCGTGCCACTGCTGCCCCGCGTCGAGCAGCTCGGTCGCCGCGCGTTCGAATCCGGCCAGACGGACGAGCACAACCTGATGGCGTGGCTGTACCAGCACATCGACGCGCTGAAGCGCGCGATCGCCGGCGCGCCGGGCCTGCCGCTGTCGGACGAGGCGAAGGCGCTGATCGCCGAGATCGGAGGCCTGCTTTGAGACACGGCATGATCCTGCCGGCCGACGCGCTCGGGTATGACGACCTGACCGAGTTTGGACGCGTGACGATTGAGCGCGGCGCGGGCGGCATCGTGATTATGGTCGACGGGTTCGAGTTCACCGAGGCGCAGAGCTGCCGCACGCATACCGCGAAGGCGATGGCGTGGGCGCGCGACGTGCTGGCGACGGCCGTCGTCGCGCAGCAACTGGTTCCGGGCGGCGGGATCATGACGTGTCGCGGTGTCGACCTGGAGGAGTTGGAAGCCGAACGCTCAGCTCACTCGCAACAAGACACCGCGGCGCGCCGACCCAATCCGGCGGACGGCGCGCCGAAGCCGCCAGGTCACAACCCGATCGGATAGCCATTGGCGCCGCGCAGGCGGCCGTCTGCCTCACGAAACGAGGCGCTTTCACGCATGGTGGCTTAGACGATCGCATGGGCGGGATGGCCTAGGTGATGCGAGACGGGTTGCTCCCGAGCCGCCAGCCGTGAGAGCGAATTGCGCGGGCTGACGCGCACTGAATGATCGTATGTCGAGCGTCAAGCCGACCGAAACGCTATGTGGCGGACGAGTGGGTCGGTAACGTCGGGACCGGGGTTGAGGCCAACCGGTGAAACCTCGAAAAGCCGGAGATCAGTGCCGGCCGCTCTCACCGTGTCTCCTCTCGTTCGATGAGCGAGTTCGCCCGCACCGGGAAACCGGTCGCGGGCTTTTTGTTTTCCATTCCGCCATGGCTGCAAAGAACGTCGACTGGATTGCGATCGAAGGTGCGTACCGCGCCGGCGTCGATTCGCTGCGCACCATAGCCGGTGCGCACGGACTGTCCGAGGCGGCGATCCGGAAAACTGCGAAGAAGAACGGCTGGAGCCGCGACCCAACAGGGACGAAGCGCGCGATCGTGAACGCGCGCATGGCTTCCAGTTCGCAGGGTGCGCAAGGCGGTACGCAAGAAGGTGCGCAGTGCGCACAAGAGCAGATCGCTGCCGCGGCGAATGACGACATTCGCGACATGGAGCGCGGACTGAAGGTTCACCGCCTCTGCCTGATGGCGCTCGAAAAGGCGGCCGAAGAGGCGACCGAGCCGAAAGAGATCAAGGTGATCACCGAGGCTGCGTCGCTGGCAATCACTGGCATCCGGAAGATCCGTGGCCTCGACACTCCCACCCCGGCAGACGCCGCCGATATCGACGCAGCCATCGAAGCAGAGCTGGCGCAGCTGGAGCGCCGCCGACAAGTTGGCGCTCCTGCAGACGCTGAAGGCGAGGAACCGGCTTAACTGGCAGCCGCTTCCCGGGCCGCAGTCGCTGGCCTATGACTGCAAGGCGGACATCGTTCTGTACGGCGGCGCGGCCGGCGGCGGCAAGACTGATCTGGCGCTCGGCAAGGCGCTGACGCGGCACCAGCGTGCGCTAATCCTGCGCCGCGAGTTCCCGCAGTTGGAAAGCATGATCGAGCGGTCGAAGGAGATCTTCGACCCATACGGCACGTTCAACGAAGGGAAGGCGTTCTGGCGATGTGAGTTCGGCGGCAAGCGGCAGGTGATCCGGTTCGGCTCGGTGCAATACGAGAAGGACCTGAAGAAGTATCAGGGCCGGCCGCACGACCTGCTCGTGTTCGACGAGGCGGCGAACTTTCCAGCCGCGTTCGTTCAGTTCCTGTCCGCCTGGGTACGGTCGGAAGACCCGAAGCAGAAGTGCCAACTGCTGCTCTGTTCGAACCCGCCGACCGATCCGGAAGGAGACTGGCTGCTCGAATGGTTTGCGCCGTGGCTCGATCCGAACCACCCGCGCCCGGCCGCGCCCGGCGAGCTGCGCTGGTATATCGTGGTCGGCGACGAGCACATCGAGGTCGACGGCCCTGCGCCGATCGAACGCGGCGGCGAGACGTACACGCCGCAGTCGCGCACGTTCATCCCGGCGCGCGTGACGGACAACCCGTATTACGCCGGCACCAGCTATGTCGCGCGGCTGCAGGCGCTGCCCGAGCCGCTGCGCTCGAAGATGCTGAAGGGCGACTTTGCGGCGGGCCGCGAGGACAGCGCGTTCCAGGTGATCCCGAGCGCGTGGGTGAAGGCCGCGCAGGAACGCTGGAAGCAGCGCGAGAAACCGACCGCGCCGATGACGGCGATTGGCGTCGACGTCGCGCGCGGCGGCAGCGACAAGACGGTCGCGACGCCGCGGTTCGATAACTTCTTCGACACGCCAGTCTGCGAGCCCGGGCAGTCGACGCCGAACGGCAGCGCTGTCGCCACGCTGGTGATCAACTTGCGCCGCGATGACGCAACCGTGAACATCGACATTGGCGGCGTTGGCACCTCGCCGTACGACGTGCTCGCCGAGAAGATCGGGATGAAGGCGGTCGCGATGAACGGTTCCGAAGGCTCCGACGCGCGGGACCGTTCCGGCCAACTCGCGTTCGTGAACGCGCGGGCCGAGTGGTATTGGAAGTTGCGCGAGGCGCTCGACCCCGATCAGGGCGACGACCTTGCGATCTACCCGGATCCGGAAGTGCTGTCCGACCTGACCGCGCCGAAGTGGAAACTGACCGCGCGCGGCATCCAGATCGAGGCGAAGGAAGACATCATCAAGAGGATCAAGCGGTCGCCGGACAAAGGCGACTCGCTGGTCTATGCCCACGCGATCAAGATCGCGCCGGGTACCGGGCTGTTCGCGTTCATGCAGCAGCAGGCGGCCGATGCCGAGGCAGCGAAGAAAGCCGCCAGCGGCAACAAGTAACCCATCTAGGAGTAGGAGATGCCTGACGGCGGCAAGGAAACCCCCATCGATAGCGCGATGGTAGGGCGCGCCACGGGCCAAACGCCGAACTACGGCGTCGTCGATTCGCGCTACGTGATCCAGGGCGCGACGACTGCATGGATGTCACCGGGCCCGGGTCTGCCGCCACTGACCGAGTTCCCCGGTGCCCAGACGCGCGGCCGACAGTTCGATTTCCCGGTCAACGTCAACCTGATCCCGCGTGCGCGGACGTACGAGCAGGTTTCGTTCGACCAACTGCGCGCGCTGGCGGACAACTGCGACATCCTCCGGCTCGTCATCGAGAACGAGAAGGACAATCTCGCCGCGCTGAAGTGGAAGTTCAAGCCGATCGACACGAAGAAGAAGCCGGACGACCGCTGCAAGCAATTGACCGCCTTCTTCCAGATGCCTGACAAGGAACACACGTGGGACGAGTGGCTGCGCATGCTGCTCGAGGACCTGTTCGTCATCGACGCGCCAACGCTGTACCCGCTGAAGACGAAAGGGGGCGACGTGGCGCCGAGCGGCACTCTCACCGACTGGTACGGCTTCGAGCCGATGGATGGCGCGACGATCAAGCGCTTCATCCTGCCGAATGGCCGCACGCCGCTTCCGCCGAACCCAGCGTATCAGCAGATTCTGAAGGGCATCCAGGCGACCGATTACACGCGCGACGAGCTGATCTACCGGCCGCGCAATCCGCGCACGAACAAGATTTACGGGTATAGCCCGGTCGAGCAGGTGCTGACTACGGTCAATATCTCGATCCGCCGGTCGCTGAACCAGATGTCGTACTACACCGAGGGCAACGTGCCGGACCTGCTGTTCGGCGTGCCTGACAGCTGGCAGCCGGACCAGATCAAACAGTTTCAGATCTGGTGGGATTCGCTGACCGTCGGGCAGACGAAGAAGCAGGGACGCTTCATCCCGGGCGGTATCACGCCGCATGACACAAAGCCGCTCGCTCTGAAGGATGAGTACGACGAGTGGCTGGCCCGGGTGATCTGCTTCGCGTTCTCAACCGCGCCTACGCCGTTCATCAAACAGATGAACCGCGCCACCGCCGATAACGCCAAGGAAGAGGCGAAGCAGGAGGGACTGCTGCCGCGGATGAACTGGATCCGCAACCTGGTCAACTACATCGTCTGGAAGTACTTCGGCTGGACAGACCTCGAATTTGACTGGGACCAAGCCGAAGAACTCGACCCACTGATCGCCGCGCAGATCCAGGACCTCAAGGTCCGCAATGGCACGAAGTCGGTCGACGAGGCGCGCCAGGAAGATGGCGACGACCCGATCGGTATGGGCAATGCGGTCTACACGGCGACCGGCCCCGTCGGGGTGATGGACTTCGACAAGCAGCAGGAAGAGAAGCAGCGCGCCGCGGCGGAAGCGTCCGCCGCCGCTGCGCATGCCGGCGGCGCGCCGCGCGCGCCCGGCAAGGAGCCTCCCGATGACACGCCTCCCAGCGACAAGCCTGCGCCTTCTGCACCGGAAGACAAACCGGAGCCTGCTGATAAGCACGCTCATCCGGTCGTCGAAAAAAAAAAGTCCCTGACTGGTACTGATCCGGACGCGCCGCAGATCGAGAGTGGCACGGAGGCGCTGACCGCGATCCTTGAACCGTTCCTCGAGGCGCAGGCCAGCGCGATCGCCGCGCAGCTCGCCGCCACGCTCGGCCTCGGGAAGATGGCCGAGGACGATCCGAAATTTCGCGCCGACGAGGCGATCGACAAGGTCGACTTCACCGACTGGGGCGACCTAGCGAAGCCGGTCGAGGACGAACTCGTGCGCGTGGCGGTTGCCGGCGGCACTGAAGCGCTCAAGCAGCTCGACCTGTTCGGCGACGAGACGAAGGACCAGATGACGCAGCACGCGACCGCATGGGCGCACGAGCGCGCGGCCGAGATGGTCGGCATGAAGTGGGCCGACGACGGCTCGCTGATCCCGAACCCGAACGCGAAGTGGCAGATCACGCAGGGCACGCGCGAGCTGATCCGCGGCACGGTGACGGACGCTGTCCGCGGCGGATGGAGCAATGACCGGCTCGCGTCGGCGCTAAAGGAGAGCGCCGGCTTCTCGTCCGACCGCGCGAAGACGATCGCGCGCACCGAGTCAGCGTTCGCCGACACGGCCGGGAACATCTCCGGCTGGAAGGCGAGCGAGGTCGTCGAGGGCAAGCAGTGGAAGGTCGCGCCGGGCTGCTGCGACTTCTGCGCGCAACTCGACGGCGAGGTGGTCGGCCTCGACGAGACGTTTTCCGACGGCAGCACCGGCGCGCCAGCGCACCCGCGCTGTCGCTGCGTGACGCTGCCCGTCCTCAAGAAATCCTGAATCACCACCGGCGCCCCGCCGAAACACTGGAGAAAGCGATGTCACTGAGCCTGTTTGCCCGTCTCACGAAAGTGGACGAGGAAAAGCGCCTGGTGTACGGCCGCGCGACGGAGGAAGTCGTCGACCGTTCCGGCGAGATCATGGATTACGCCACGTCGAAGCCATACTTCGAGAAGTGGTCCGGCGACGTCGCGAAGGCGACCGACGGCAGGTCGGTCGGAAACCTGCGCGCGATGCACAGCAACATCGCCGCCGGCAAGCTGACCGCGATCGACTTCCTCGACGAGGAGAAGGCGATCGACATCTGCGCGAAAGTGGTCGACGACGCCGAGTGGGAGAAGGTGCTCGAAGGCGTCTACACCGGCTTCTCGATCGGCGGAGACTACGTAAAGCGCTGGGCCGACGCCGAGCTGAACGCTCGCCGCTTCACGGCAGACCCGTGCGAAATCTCGCTGGTCGATTTGCCATGCGTGCCGACGGCGTCGTTCTTCAGCATCGAGAAGGCAGACGGCTCGGTGATGCAGAAGGCGTTCAAAGCGCCGGAGCCGGTCACGGCCGACGCGTTCTCGGACGAAGTCGCGGCGCTCGCGAAGGCTGGCGACCTATCGCTCGACGAAATGCTCGATGCGATCCGGAAGGCGAAGGACGACAAGAAGAAGCCGTACGGCGACGTGAAGTATGCGGACGAGAAGAACAGCAAGTACCCGATTGACACGGAAGAGCACATCCGTGCCGCTTGGTCGTACATCAACAAGGAGAAGAACGCGGCCGAGTACAGCGCCGATGAGCTGAAGACGGTGAAGGACCGGATCATCGCCGCGTGGAAGGACAAGATCGACAAGGATGGGCCGCCGTCGGCCGCCGACAAGTGGGCCGAGCCGGTTCTCACGAAGAGCGGCAAGCCGGTGATCGTCTCGCCCGACAATCTGACGCTGGCGGCGCGCCTCGCGCTGCACAAGGGCATGTACAGCGTATCGTCGCTGGCGAATCTGCTTGCGTCGATCAGCTACCTGCAGCAGTCGAGCGCGCGCGAGGAAGCAGCAGAGGGCGACAAGACCTCGACGCTCCCAGACGACCTGATGGATTGGCTGAAGCAGGGCGGCGAGTTGCTGACCGCGATGGTCGCCGAGGAAGTCGCCGAACTGACGGAAGACGACGGCATGGTCGACTCGCCGTGCGTCTACTACTTCGAATGCGCGACTGCGGTCGAGAACCTGCACAAGGCCGTCTCGGCGCTCGGCGGGGATCACCTGCACGAGTCGTTCGAGAAGATGCTGGCGAAGGCCGGCGCGCGCAACAGCGGCGCGGACATGGCGCGGATCCAGAAGGCGCACGACCTGATGGGCGAGCTCGGCGCGAAGTGCGCGAAGGACGCCGACGAAGACATGGACGCCGAAAAAGCCGCCCACGCCGAGACGCTGAGCAAGCTCACGGCGGCCGGCGAGTCGGTCACGAAGCTGACTGCAGATCTCGCCACGGCGACTGAACAGGTTGCGAAGGCAGCCCTTGAGCGCGACGAGCTGACGAAAGCCGTCGCGACGCTGGCTGGCGAGCGCGACACGCTCCAGAAGCAATTCGACGAGCAGGCCGCTCTGGTCAAGAAGCTGAGCGAGACCCCGGTCGATCCGAAGGGCGCACTGAATAGCGTCGCGGTCGCGATCGGGAAGAGCCACGATTTCGTCGCCGGCGAGCAGCAGGAGGAAGTCGAACCCGTACGAAAGGCGGACGGCAGCATTGACGAAGCAGCTACCGCAATCAAGAAGGCCCGACGGAATGGCGGTGTGATCGTCTTCCGCGGTTGATCCACTCCAGGAGTTTCCCATCCACCCATAACCCGCCGGCATAGCCCGGCAATCCGTCACACCACGAAAGGCCCGCCATTGCGCGGGCCTTTTTCATTGGAGTCGAAGAAATGGACGCGAAGACGATTCAAGAAACGCTGGAGCTGGTCAAGGGCCAATACGGCTTGGGCAAGACGATCACCACGGCGAACAACCTGGTCGCGTACGACCTGCAGGCACCGGCGAAGAACCTGTACCCGGTCGTGACGCCCCTCCGCAACAAGATCGCGCGCGTGCCCGGGAAAGGCGGCGTGGCGACGAACTGGCGCACCGTCAAGGCGATCATCGGCTCAGGCTACGACTCGTCGCCGTGGGTTCCGGAAGGTCAGCGCTCGGGCCGCATGTCGTACAACACGGCACCCGTCGCCGCGAACTACGTCACGATCGGCGAAGAAGACGGCGTGACGTTCGAAGCCGAACACGCGGGCGAAGGCTTCGAGGACGTCAAGGCGACGATGGCGATGCGCTTGCTGCAGAAGACGATGCTGAAGGAAGAAAACGCGATCCTCGGCGGCAACAACTCGCTGGCGCTCGGCGTGCCGACCGCGCCGACGCTGTCGGCCGCCGGTTCGGGCGCGACGCTGCCGGCCGCGACGTACAGCGTGATCGTCGTCGCGCTGACGCTGGAAGGCTTCATCAACAGCTCGGTCGCGAACGGCGTCGCCACGCAGAAGACCGTCACCGGTGCCGACGGCCAGACCTACGTCGTCGCTGGCGGCTCGTCTAACCAGTCGTCGAACACCACGCAGGCGGTCACGCTCGGCCAGACCCTGTCGGCGACGGTCCCGGTCGTGAACGGTGCGGTCGCGTACGCCTGGTACGTCGGTACCGCTGGCGCGGAAAAGCTGCAGGCGATCACGACGATCAACAGCGCGACGTTCTCTGCGCCGCTTTCGAGCAGCACGCAGGCCGCGACGGCGATCACGGCCGACAACTCGACGAACCCGCTGGCGTTCGACGGGCTGCTCACGACCGCGTTCAAGCCGGCGAACGGCGCGTACGTGAAGGTGATGCCGACGGGCACCGCCGGCACCGGCACGCCGCTGACTGCGTCGGGCCGCGGTTCGGTGGTCGAGATCGACCAGATGTTAAAGACGATGTGGGACACGTATCAGCTCGGCGCGACGGTGATCTACGTCAACTCGCAAGAGCAGATGAACATCACCAGCAAGGTGCTCAACAACTCGAGCGGCCCGCTGCTGCGCTACAACCAGCCGGCCGCCGGGAAGGAACCGTACGCGATCACCGCGTCGGGTGTCGTGACGTTCTACTTCAACCCGTTCACGGCGAATGGCGGCCAGCTCATTCCGGTGATGCTGCACCCGAAGGTCCCGCCGGGCACGATCATCGCTTGGTGCGAAGAGCTGCCGCTCTGGTACCAGAACAACGAAGTCAGCAACGTGGCGGAAATCCACTGCCGCAAGGATTACTACCAGCTCGACTTCCCGATCGTGACGCGTATGTGGCAGTCGGGCGTGTACGCGGAAGAAGTGCTGGCGGTGTACGCGCCGTTCGCGATGGCGATCATCACCAACATCGCAAACGGCTGATCGAGCAGCGACGTAGTAGCGCGAGTTGGCCCCGGCTTCGGTCGGGGCCTTTTTTCTTCCACGAGGTCCGTCAGCATGGCCAATCACGCTCAGGCGGTAACGCCATCGGACAGCACGCCGTTGCCGGCCACGGCGTATCTGTCCTTCACGAACAGCGGGACGCAGGTTCTCGTCATCGACACCGTCGGCGGAGAAACGAACGTGTCGATCACACTGCCTTCCGGCATGTATCCGATCCGCGCGACGAAGGTGTATGCCGCGAGCACGGTGACGAACATCGTCGCGTACTGGGATTGACGGGAGAACGACATGGCGAAGTTCAAGGCGCCGAAGAATTTCGGCAGCATCACGCACGGCGGCGAGACGTACAAGGCCAGCAAGGGCGGCGTCATCATGCTGCCTGACGATTTCTCTGCCGAGGTGGCAGCCGCGCACGGCATTGTGCTGACCGATGACGCGCCGGCGGATGAGCCGGGCGGCGAAGGCGACGCCAGCACCGCGGCAGCGGGCGAAGGCATGGGAGCATAACGTGGCGGCCGGCGATCTGACGACGCTCGCGAACGCGAAGCAATGGCTGAACGTGCCGAGCACCGTGACGGGCGACGACGCGATGCTCACGCGCTTGGTTTCGGCCGCGAGCCAGTTCGTGCAGACATACCTGAACCGGACGATCGCCTCTACCGCCTACACCGAGAAGCACACCGGCAGCGGCTCGAACACGCTCGCACTGCCGAATTACCCGATCACCGCTGTCTCGTCTCTCGCGATTCGCGGTGTGCCGATCGCGGCGTCGCCGGACGGCGTACAGGTCGGCTATACGTTCGACGATCGCTTCCTGTACCTGATCGGCAACGTAGGTTTCAGCTCGTTCCCGAACGGGACGGACGGCCATTTCCCGAAGTGGCCGCCGCTCGGCGTGCAGGTTTCGTACACCGCCGGCTTCGCGTCGACGCCGTTCGACATCGAGCAGGCCGTGCTCGAGCTGATCGGCCTGAAGTACTCGGACCGCAACCACTTCGGCCAGGTTAGCAAGTCGATCAATGGTGAGGTGGTTTCGTTCTCGGTCGCCGACATGCCGGCTGGCGTGCGGACGATCCTGAACAATTATCGGAAGGTCATCCCGGTATGAAGATCGACGCGAAAGTTACAGGCGAATCGGTCGTCACCGAGCGCATCGGACGGATCACGCCCGGAATTCGGACCGCGCTCGAGCGCAAGATTCAGGATCTGGCGATTCGCCTGCAGCGCCACGTCGTGACCGACAAGCTCGCGGGCCAAGTCCTAAATGTGCGAACCGGTCGCCTCTGGAGGTCGATCAATCAAGCATTGGTCGAAAGCTCGGACCGGCAGTCGATCACGGCCGTCGTGAGCACTGCGGTCGAGTACGCCGCGATTCACGAGTACGGCGGCATCATCCATCGCATGTCGAATCCGGGCGTCGTTCGGCTTCGCACCGATGCACAAGGGCGTCTGCTCAGAAATGCGCGAGGCGGCGCGATCTTCGCGAAGAAATCGCACAAGCGTGCTCGTGAGGTGGCGTTCGCATCTGCATACGTCACAGACGACTTCGGGAGCCAGGTCGGCGTGCCGAAGGCATACGACATTGTCATGCCGGAACGTTCGTTCCTTCGCTCGGCGCTGAAGGACATGCGACCCGAGATCCTCGCCGGTATCAGCGAGGCAGTCGCTCTCGGGGTGCGGCGATGACGCGCGAGCCGATTTATGCGGCGCTCTTCGCAAAGCTCTCGACCATTCCGGGGCTCGTCACGACGTCGCGTCGCCTGCGTCACTGGGCCGACGTGCAGGCGGTCGAGCAGCCGGCGCTGTTTCAGGTGCAGAAGCGCGAGCATCAGCAGCCGCGCAAGGGATTGCCCGCGAAGGTGTCGCTGCAGTGCGAGATCTATCTGTACGTGAACACCGGGAACGACATGGACGTGACGCCGGCGACGACGCTGAATCCGCTGATGGACGCGATTGAGGCTGCGCTCGCGCCGGATCCGCTGACGGGATTCCAGACCCTCGGCGGCACGGTATCGCACTGCTGGATAGAGGGCGAGATTGTCACTGACGAGGGGATGCTAGGCCCGCAGGGCGTCGTGATCATCCCCGTGAACATCCTGACGAACAACTGAAGGAGCGCGACATGGAAGACGCAAACCTGCATCTGGCCGGTGACGAGCCCGGAGCGACGACGGCCGTCGAAATTGCGGCGCCGCTGACCACTGCCGCGCTCGACCCGCACATCGACGCGCTGATCGAGGCGTGGTTCCGCGCCAATTTCCACGACTCCATCGTGTCGCGCGACACCGCGACGTTCAACCACGTGCGCGCCGCCGTCGACGCGCTGAAGAAGGGGCTCGCCGCACCGGCGAACGCCTGACCCGCCTTTCCGCAGTACCGCCCGGCCGGCTCGTTGAGTCGGCCTTTTTTTTTGCCCACTTGGGCGACTAAAGGAGCACCACCATGTCTCAATATGGCTTCGGCGCCGGTTCCTTCTGGGGTGTCCAGACGGGCAACGCCAACCCCACGCCGAACCGATTCGGCGCTCTCCAGTCCTGCGACGTCAGCTTCGACGCCACGGTGAAGGAGCTGTTCGGTTCCTACCAGCTGCCGCTCGCAATCGGCCGCGGCACGATGAAGGTGTCCGGCAAGGCGATGGCCGGTCAGTTTCAGGGCCGCGTGCTGTCGGATCTGTTTTTCGGGATCTCGAAGAGCGTCGGTCAGACGCTCATCTCCGACAACGAGGCGGGCACGATCCCTGGCACCGGCCCGTACACCGTCACGGTTGCGAACTCGGCCGGCTGGGTGACGGATCTCGGCGTGAAATACGCGGCCACCGGGCTGCCGCTGACGCGCGTCGCGTCGGCACCGGCCACGGGGCAATATTCGGTGGCCGCCGGCGTCTATACGTTCGCGGCGGCGGATACGGGCCTCGGCGTCGGCATCAGCTACACGTACACGCCGACGAGCAACACGGTCGGCGAAACCGTGACGATGACGAACCAGCTGCTTGGCACGGCGCCTTCGTTCAAGTCGGTGGTCTCGCAGGTGTTCAACAGCGAGCGCGTCACGCTGACGCTGAACCAGTGCGTTGCCACGAAGTACACGTTCAGCACGAAGCTCGAGGACTTCAACATCCCCGAATTCGACTTCAGCGCATTCGTCGATTCGAGCAACACGCTCGGCACGATCTGCCTCGGCGAGGCGAGCTGACATGGACCAGGCCTCGAAGAAGCTGATCTATCAGAACCTGGCGTGCGGCATCACTCCCGAGGCCCAGGCAGCCGCGCTCGGCTGTTCAGTCGAGGAAGTCGAGCGCGTCTTCCGTGCCGTCGGCCTCGCGTTGGCGAACTGGCAGTTGAAGGAGACGGTGCCGTACACGCCGTGCCAGACGCGCGCCGCCGCGCTCCAGAACCGAAAAGTGATCCTGCAATTCCTCGACCAGCTCGACATCGACAGCATCGAGATCGAGTACCACCGTATTACCGCGCGTCGCTGCGCGGTGGAGAACTGACCCATGAAGAACCCAGTGACGATCGGCGGTCGCGTGCTGCCGGTCCCGCCTGCATCGCTGAAGAGCATCAAGCGCTGGCTGCACGCGCAGCAAGAGCATCGAGACGGAACCATCGAGTACCTCGATGAACTGTCCGAATTCATCGGCGCGACACTGACGCGCGAGCACGGCGGTACGCCGGACCTCGATCGCGACTGGATCGATTCTGTCCTCGACGAAACGACGATTCCCGTCGTGCTGCGCGCGATCTACGCGGCCGGGAGGATCGAATCGGGGGAAGCCGCGCCGGCGCAGAGCCCATCGACTGGGACGAGCTCTACGCCGACCTGATTCTCGCGACGGGCTGGACGGTGGAGTACATCGACGAACTCGATCTGCCCCGCGTTGAAGCCCTGTACCGCGGCTTCAGGAAGCATCCGCCGTTGCACTGGTGCGCTGCCGCGTTCGTGAAGTTCAAGCCGCGCGCCGGCACCCCGGCCGAGCCGGCCGACGGCGGCGGCAAGCCTTCCGAGATGTTCGCCTCGCTGGGCGGCCGACTGCTGGACGAGTGAGAGGAACCCTTCAGTGTCTGACGACAACCGCGTTGACGTAGCGATCACCGTCACTTCAGACGGTGCCGAGCAGGGAGCATCGAAGGCCGCAGATTCGCTTACTCAAGCGATCGGCCTCATCCAGCAAGATCTGAAGGAGCTTGTCACTCAGTCGAAAGCGACCAGCGCTGCCATCTCTACCGGGTTTTCCGGTATGGCAAGTGCCGTTGAAGGCATGGCTGGTCGCATTGGATCCGCTACGCAGTCGGTCACGACATCCGTAGCGACTACGTCCAATAACACATCGCAAGGCGCGTTTCGAGCGGCAGAGTCGATATCTAGGGCAGTCGGTAATATCGAGAAGAGCCTTCAGGAACTCGTTTCTCAGTCGGCACATTCGAGCGCCGCGATGGTGACCGGTTTCGCTGGTATGGCCGCGGCAATTGATGGTGTGTCAGGACGCATCGGCACTGCAGTGCGCAGCACTACGCGGATTGTCGACGACTACGGAAACGAAATCGGCGCCGTTTCTCGGCGCGTCCAGCAGGCCAACACGGACGAAGAAGAGTCGCATAAGAAGCTCGGTCATGCCTCGGTGGCGGCCCGTCGGGAAATGCTCGTGCTAGGCCACGAGATGCTGATGGGCAACTATAAGCGCTTCGTCGGCTCGCTGATGGTGCTCGGAGAGCAGATGGACTGGATGGGCAAAATCATGAGCCCCACTGGTGCCGCGATCGGTTTGGTTGCTGGCGCACTCGCGGTCGCCGCATCGGCCGCGGTTCATGGGGCTATCCAGATGAGTCATCTTCGCGACTCGCTGATTCTCACCGGGAATTACGCAGGTCTTGTCGGCGGTCAATTCGTTGAAATGGGCAACGATATCGCGGATGCGACCGGCTCGAAGATTACGGCGGCGCGCGACGCTCTTTCCGCAGTGGCAGCGACCGGTCGTTTTACCGGCGCCGCATTGCAGCCGGTAGCCGAAGCAATTGCAAAAATCGGTCAGTTTTCGAATGCATCGGCTGAGGAGGTTACGAAGTCGTTCGAAAAGATGGACGACGGCGTGTACAAATGGGCGATGGAGTACAACAGGTCGTACCATTTCGCCAACATGGCGCAGCTTGAGCACATTCGTTTGCTCGAAGAGCAGGGAAGAAAAGAGGAGGCTGAAGCTGAAACGGCAAATCTCGTGATCGGAAAGATCAACGAGACGACGGCTCAACTTGGCTATCTGCCTGGTCTATGGCGAGCGGTGCAGATTGAGGCGAGCAAAGCGTGGGACGCGATGATGAACTGGGGGCGTCCTCTCAACATCGACGACAAGATCGCTGCGCTGAAGCAAAATATCGTTAGTGGCGGCTACATTACGGTCGAAGGCGTGCAGGTTCAAGGTGTCGATGTTGAGAAAGCGAAATCAGAACTGCGCCAACTAGAACAGCAACGCGACCAGCAACGATTCGCCGCGCAGCGGACAGCGCAGTCTGCTGACATTCAACAGAAAGGCGCAGAGGCGGTGCGAGCGTTGCGCGCGGAATGGAAGGGACTGGGCGGGGACGCGAAGCTTGCTGACGACGAGATCGCGCGTTTTCGTCGCACGATCGACCAAGCCAAAAACGCAGCGCGCGACGCCGGAACGCCTATTCCTGACGATGTGCAACGCATGATTGCTCATCAGTCGCAGATCGAAACCGAGATCCGTAAACGGTACGACAGCCGTGACTTCAAGAAAGCATCTGGGCAAGTCACGGTAAGTCACGATTATTCATTCGAGAACGCGCAAACGCAGGCCAGGCTTAACCTGCTGAAAGAGAACCTTAAGATCGAGACAGAAGAACTCGATCGCGCATACAAGCAGCGGCAGGTTTCGCTGCAGGAGTATTACGAGCAGCGTCTCGCAATTACGCTGCGCGGAATGGACGCTGAGCGCGATGCGATGCGCCAGCAACTTGATCAGACGAAGCAGCTGGAGACACGAGCCAAGACGCCAGCAGAGCGTTTGTCGATGCGCACGAAAGAAGTCGAGATCGAAGGGCGTCTCGCGGTGATGGAGCGCCAACGCGCCGCGGCAGTCACTCAGTCGTCTCAAGAGATGCAAGCTGCGATTTCAGCAGAGACGAAAGGCCTTGAAGATCTCGCCGCGAAGCGCGCCAACATTGGGTTTGCTCAGGCGCAGCAGCGCGCGATGCTGGTGGCGCAGGAAGAAGTCAAGCAAGGACGCATGACGCAAGCGCAACTGCTTGAGCTCGAGCGTCAATTCGAAGCGCAGAGGACCGAAGTCGCCATTCAGGCAGTTCAGCATCGACTTGATACGGAGAAGACGCTCACCGAGGTTCAGCAGCAGGAACTGCGCGATCAAAAGCTTCAGCTTGAGCAGGAAGGCCAGACCAAGCAACTCCAGCTTGCGATTCAGGCCAATGATGCGCAGTCGCAAAATGCAAAGCAAGCGGCTGATTCGATTGAGCAGGATTTCTCGCGCGCCTTCGCAAACTTCGCGGACCGTACTCAGACTGCCAAGCAGGCATTCGTCAATTTCATCGCGCAAATCGATCAAATGCTGTCCCAACTCGTCGCGAAGGACCTGTTCGGGAGGCTCACCAAGATGGATTTCGGCCAAGGATGGTCCATCAACTCACTGCTCCGTTCCGGGACATCCAAACTGTTCGGCGGTGACGCGGCCGGAACGACGGAAACCACGGCTCACACGATAGCGGTGACGGCCGATACGACCGGCATCACTGCGATGAGCGCAGCGGTGGCAGCCGCGACGGCCGCACTAACTGCATTCACTGCATCACTCGCTATGGGTGTTGCAGGCAAAGGAATGGGCGGTATCGCTGGCGCAGGCGGTGGCCTAGGCGGCCTGTTCGGCGAAGGAACCTCAGGTTCGAACGCATGGGGGTTCACGATGCCTGACGGCAGCATGGGTGATGTCATGCCTTCAATAGGAGGCAACGCATGGGGATTCACATTGCCCTCGTTCGATGTCGGCACGCCGTACGTGCCGAACGACATGATCGCGCAGATACACCAGGGCGAGGCCATCGTGCCGGCCCACATGAACTCGCCGTACAGCGCCGGCGGCGGGGTGACAGTCACGAACCAGTTCGTGCTGCCCAACGGAGTCGATCTGCGCACCCAAAGCCAAATCGCCTCGATGGCTGGTATGGCAGTCCAGCAGGCGCTCAAGAGGAACGCTTGAAACTTCAACCGACTTTTAAGGAGAGGCAGCAATGAGCACGCTTTCTGGCAACTTTTTCGTCTTGAAGAACGTCGACTCCGACAAAATCCTGTGGCAGGGCATCGCCGCCAGCGCGACCGCGGCGATTGAGGCTGCGGTCGCCACGGGCGCCGACCTGAGCGGCATCGACATGTGCGGCTTCGACCTCACCGGCCTCAGCTGCGGCTGCGCCAAGATGGCCGGCGCCGAGTACAAGGGGGCGACGCTGCGGAACGCGAACCTCGCGGGCTCCGATTTCACGGGCGCGACGTTTGCCGGCGCCGACCTGCGCGGTGCCAACTTCGGCGGATGCGTCATGAAGGGCGCCAACCTTAGCGGCGCCGTGGTCGACGAGGGCACCAGCTTCAAGGGCACCGAGTGGTAGGCGGCGCTGGTCGAGGCGCGCGGGGCTAGGCGGCATCAGTGGCTAACAGGGGCGATCCAAGCGGCGCTCAGAAGGAGTGACGAATGACATCAAATTTTCTGGAATCGCCCCGCTTCCCTGACGATCTGGCCGTGTGGGCCCGCGGTGGCGTGAGCTACAACACCGTGGTGACCAGTAGCACCAGCGGCCGCGAGCAGCGCAACGTGCTGTGGACGTTCGGGCGCGGCCAGTGGGATCTCCAGAACTGCTTCCGCACCAACGGTGGCGTTCTCGACCAGTACTCAGTGCAGACCCTGCGCAACTTCTTCCGTATCTGCAAAGGGCAGGCCTACGGGTTCAGGTTCCGCGACTGGACGGACTGGCTGGACGAGGGCAGCGGCCTGCTTGGACTGCCCGTCGGCAGCTACTCATCGTTCACGGCGCCGTCGGGCGTGGGTGCGGGCGTCCCCGCCTACCAGATGTTCAAGCGCTACGCGGCGCCGCCGCTGGCCGACTACCGCCTCATAGGCAAACCACTGCTGACCTACGGCCTCAGCGGTGCCCCGACGCAGACGACGACGGTGTACAGGAACGGCTCCCCCGTCGTCTACGGGGTGTCGCCGGGGCAGTGCGGGCTGGACACCACGACGGGCTTGGTGACGTTCGTCGCAGACAGCCAGGCCTTCACCTCCGGCTGGGTCGCGGGAACCACGACCAGCTTCTCAGTCGGCGCCGTGCCGCCCGGTTGGGCCGTGGGCAAGCTGCTGTACTTCACCGGCGTCACCGGCGACACCGGCGGCACGCTGAACAACCAGGCGGTGGCCATCACGGCCATCTCCGGGACCACGGTCACGGTGAGCGCTAACACCTCGGGCGACACGCTCGGCACGGGCACGGCGTATATGTACCCGCAGGCGTCGGACTCGCTCACGTGGGCCGGCGCCTTCGACACGCCATGCCGATTCAACACCGACCAGTTCTCGCCGCAGTTGGACGTCGGCTCGGGCGCGCTGTTCGGGTTCCAGTCCTTGGCCATCGTGGAGGTGAGGCTGTGAGGGGCGTCAGCGCCGCTATGTCCACGTGGCTCGCGGGCGACGTGCGGACGATCGCCACGTGCGTGCAGGTAACCCGCACGGACGCCACGGTGTGGGGCTTCACCGACCATGACGTGGACATCGCGTACAGCGGGGTCGTTTACCGCTCCACCTACGGCTACACGGCGTCGGCGGTCGAGTCGTCGGCTGACCTGTCCACGTCAAACTTGGAGATAGACGGGCTACTGGTTACGGGCGGCGGCGCGGTGACGCGCAGCGGCGTCGAGGCCGGCCTGTGGTCAAACGCGGCCGTGCTCATCTTCGTCGTGAACTACGCCGACCTGTCCATGGGCCAGATGAATCTCACCAGCGGCAACCTCGGCCAGTTCACGCTGCAGAACGGGGTGTGGAAGGCGGAGCTGCGCGGACTGGCGCAGACCATGCAACAGACGATAGGCGAGCAGTTCAGCACGACCTGCCGGGCCACCTTCGGCGATTCGCGCTGCCAGAAGGCACTCGGCCCGCTCACGTTCAGCGGGTCGGTGTCGGCCGTCACGGCGCAGTACCTCGCGTGGACCGACCCGTCGTTGACGCAGGCGGGCCCGACAGTGTCCTTCGTCGACAGCATGGGCAGGCGCGTGCCGACCACCGGGCCGTTCCAGATACAGATCGTTCCGCCGTCAGGGACCTTCGTCGCGAACTCCTCTGTTGCAGACAGCGCGGGCAACACGTGGACGGCCGTCGGCGGCTCTCCGAGCTCGCACCAGTACTCGGTGACCTCGGGCGGCTTGTACACGTTCAACGCCGGCGACGGCGGCGCCGAGGTCTTCATCAATTACACGTACGGTGTGGGCTATTTCGCGTACGGGAAGGTCACGTGGACTTCCGGGCAGAACACGGGCTACAGCATGGAGGTGCGCAACTCGTCCCCGGGCTCGGTCACGCTGGCGATGCCCATGACGTTCGCCATCGCACCCGGCGACGCCTACACGATCGTCGCCGGATGCGACAAGCAGTTCGGCACGTGCCGGGACAGGTGGAGCAACATTCTCCACTTTCGCGGCGAGCCATACATTCCGGGGCCGGACACGATCCTGCGCCCGCTTGGGGATTGAACGATGGTCACACGTCAGCAGTTTGTCGACGAAGCGCGGACGTGGCTCGGCACGCCGTACCGTCATCAGGGCCGCTTGAAAGGCGTGGCGGTCGACTGCGCCGGATTGGTCATCGGCGTAGCGAAGGCGCTAGGCCTATGCCCGTCAGACTACGACGTGGACGGCTATTCGAGGCGCCCGGATGGGACGCTCGCACCGATATGCGATTCCATGATGGACAGAACTCCGGTCGGGCGCGAGGGCGATGTGGTGCTCTTCCATTGGGAACGCGAGCCGATGCATCTCGGCATCCTCACGGCACCGCGGACCGTCATTCACGCTTATGCAGTGAACCGCGTGGTGTGCGAGCACGATATGGACGACAAGTGGTTGCGGTACGTCTGCCGCTATTACAGCGTGAAAGGGATTGAATAAATGGGCCAGGCAGTAGGTTCGCTCATCGGTGTGGCCGGAGCCGTCGTAGGCGGCTTGGTAGGCGGCCCGCTAGGCGCAGAACTCGGATTCATGGCCGGCTCTTTGCTTGGCGCCATCCTTTTTCCTCCGAAGGAGCCAGCGCCGTCCGATGTCCGCGTCCAGGACTCCGCTTATGGCAAGTTCATCCCGAAGGTGTACGGCCTGTACAGGCTCGCCGGCAACGTGATCTGGATGGGCACCCCGCACCAGCACAGCGCCGGCGGCGGCAAGGGGATGGGCGGCAAGGCTCAGCAGCCGTACGTGACCGTGAGCTTCGCGGTGGCACTCTGCCGTAACACCATCACCGGCGTGCGGCGCATATGGGCCAACGGAAAGCTCATCTACGACGTCTCGAACCCGGCAGACTTCCAGGGCGTGTCCGGCGCCAGCCAGATGGTGACCAACTTCACCGTCTATCCGGGCGACGAGAACCAGGTCGCCGACCCGACCATGCAAGCCGCTCTCGGCGCGGCGAACACCCCGCCCTACCGCGGCCTGGCCTACGTGGTGTTCAACGAGCTGAACCTGCAGCAGTGGGGCAACTATATGCCCTCTCTAACGTTCGAGGTGGCGACGAACATCGCCCCGGCCTACACCGGTGTCACGGCGTCATCGTACACCTACGCCACGGCCGACGGCACGCTGTTCATGGCGCCGAACCTGAACGGCCAGGGCGGCACCGCCATGGGGTACGGCTACTACCTCGGCTTCGAGGGCGTCAGGGTCATCAACCTCAACGCCTACGGCGCGCAGCAGCTGAAGTTCTTCCCGCCCGGCTCGTACGGGCACGGCGGCTCGGGGATGCCGTTCGGCTACTCGGACGTGCCCGGCATATACACCTGGCCCGGGTGGCTTCACCCGGACGGCACGTGGGACGCCATGGACGCGGCGGGAACGATGGACCTCGGCGTGGCCGGCAGCGAGGCCAACTTCTGGCGCAACGGCAACGACATCTTCCTGACGTCGTACTACCCGGGCGGTAGGCCGATCTACAGATGCGACCTGTCGCAGCGCGGGCTCATCGTGGCGCAGTCCGGCGTCCTGAAGCAGTGGCTGATGGTCGGCGGCAGCGCCTCGTACGTCTACGCGTGCGACTACGCCGCGGGCGTGCTGTACCAATTCGATAGAGCGTCGCTGGCGGTGACCAACAGCTGGACCACTGCCCCGGGCGGAGGCTCCATGCCGTCCGGCTTCCCGGGCTTCGTGGTCGACGACGACCACATCTATCTAGGCGGCGGAGGGGCCACGGTGTACGTCTTCAGGCCCTCGCTGAACACGCTGACGCTGCTGGGCACCGCGCCGTTCAACTGGCACACGATGTACGTGGTGAACAACAGCCTCATCATGTTCTTCCGCGCCGACCTGTCCTCCGTACGCCTCGGATACATGACGCTAAACATGGGCGGCAACCCGTCGCAGGTGACGCTGTCCTCCATCGTGTCGGACATCTGTGCCTCGGCGGGCCTACAGCCGTCGCAGTACGACGCGTCATCGCTCGGCGACGTGGTGACGGGCTTCGCCATCACCGGCAAGTCGAGCCCGCGCCAGGCGCTCGCCCCGCTGCAGGCGACGTATTTTTTCGACGTCAGCGACTGCGACGGGCAACTGAAGTTCGTCAGGCGCGGGGCGCAGGCGGCGGTTACGGTACCGTGGGACGACATGGGCGCGATTGCGGGCGGCGGCCAGCAGGCGGCGCAGAATCCGCTCGTCGAGACGGTGGTGCAGGAGTTCGAGCTGCCGCGGTCGGAGACCATTTCGTACCCGTCCAACTCTGCCGACTACCAGACGAACACGCAGCGCGCGTTCAGGGCTGTCACGACGTCGAACCTTGACGAGTCCACGAACGTGCCCATCGTGCTGTCCGACGCCGAGGCCCGAACTCGGGTGGAGGCGATGCTTTGGGAACGGTGGACGACACGGCAGAAGTTCACTTGGGCCACGAGCTATAAGTACTTGGCCTACGAGCCGACGGACGTGGTCGGCGTCACGGGCTACGACGGAAACGTCTATCCGGTGCGCATCACCAAGGTGGTGCTGAACGGCAAAGGCGTGGTCGAGTTCACCGGGTACCTAAGCGTCTCGTCCATCTACCCCAACGTCTCGCAGCAGGTCGCGCAGGGCGGCTCGGCGCAGGGCTTCGTGCCGCAGCAGGTTCCGTACTCCGGGCCGACCGTTCTGGCCGTACTCGACGTGCCGCCGCTGCGCAGCCAGGACACGTCGCAGGGCTTGTACCTGGCGGCGTGCGGCTTCAGCGGCTCGTGGCCGGGCTGCTACGTAGACGTGTCGCGAGACGACGCGAACTTCGCGCAACTGCTCCAGCTCGTCACGCCGACGCCGATCGGCTACACCGGCAATGCCCTCGGCGGATTCTCTGGGGGCAACATCCCAGACGAGACGAACACCCTGCAGGTGACGCTGTACGAGGCGGCGCTGTCGCTGTCCAGCGTGAGCTACGCCAGCTTCCTCAACGGCGCGAACGTGGCCTACGTCGGCGGCGAGATCGTTCTATTCCGCACGGCCACGCAGACCGCGCCCGGGCAATACACGCTCAGCGGCCTGCTGCGTGGCCAGATCGGCACGGAATGGGCCATGGGAGGCCACGCCGCCGGCGAGACATTCGTGCTGCTACAGTCGTCAAGCATCGGACAGACTGGCATAAACCTGACAGACATCGGGCAGAACATGTACTTCGAGACCTACTTGAACAACATGTTTGGACTGACGCCGACGGGGCAGGTCACGGTGCAGCCGGCCGTGGCGCGAGTGAAGCCCTTGTCGCCGTGGCAGCTTCAGGCGTTCCACGGTAGTGCCGCGTCTACCAGCGACATCACCGTCACGTGGCTGCGCAGGGCTAGGGTCAACTACTCGTGGCTGAGCGGCGCCGATGTGCCGCTGGACGAGGCGACAGAAAGCTATGTTGTGGCGGTCTACAACGGGACGACCTTCGTTCGTCAATATTCACTTTCCAATGCAGCAACAGCAGCGAGTTGGGCCGGTGGAGGCCCGTCACCGAGCCAGACATACCCGCCGTTCAACGCACCATCTGTGCCGACATTCGTTTATACGTCCGCCATGATCTCCAATGATGGGTTCAGCATCGGCAATACGATTACTTTCAAGATTTATCAGAATAGTGATCAAGGGGTACCAGGTTTTACTGCAACCACAACCATCGTGAGGTGAAATATGTCCGGAGTTATCAGTTTCTCTGCCATTGAATATGTCGCACCGTCGTATAACGCTGCTGGTGCCGTGGATTTTGATGTGCTGACGAATACGGGAAGCTACGCAGCTTTTGATGACGGTTCCGAGACCGCTGGTCCTGCAAATTCGCCCGTGAGTGGCACGCTTAACTGGCGCCTCGACGTTATCGCCAATGATGCGTTTAATCCCAATACGAATACTGGCTGTTACCCCGGCGGTTCTGCACCGAGTTCGCTGCCGCAATTTTGCGTGCAGTACTTCACAACCGCCGCCGGCCGTTGGAGGCGAGTTGGAACTTTTGATGCCGGCAACGTTGGCGGAAACAACTACAGCGCAGGATCGGCAATGTGGGGATCGTGGTCTCAAGTAGAGACTTTCTAGCTCGACAAATTTCGTCTCCACCCCTCTCGTAAGGTGAGAGCATGAGCAATAGCACATCCCTGATCGACCAGATCAGCTCGACGCAAGCCAACAAAGAAGTGGTGGCCAACGCCAACTTCGACGCCGCCAGCCCGGCCATGCTATGGGGACGGCGCGCGTCGACCACCAGTGGCCTGACGTGGGGATACTACGGCGGCTGGTACGGCGGCGCGCAGATAAACGACGGCACGGTGGCGCTCACCGCCAGCGCCACGAACTACGTGTACGCGAGCGCCACCACTGGGGCCGTGTCCGTCAATACTACCGGCTTCCCCGCCGGCTCCGTGGCGCTATACGTGATCGTCGCAGGCGCCACCACCGTCACCAGCTACACGGACCAGCGCAGCTACCAGCCGTATGGCACGTCCACCGGCTCGAGCACCCTGTCTGGGCTGTCCGACGTGAATGTGACGGAGGGCGCTGGCATAGACCAGAACGCGCTCGTGTGGAACAACGCAACGGGCAAGTGGGTGGCCAAGAGCATATCCACCGCGCCCGTCGGCTTCCGCGCGTACAACACATCGGCGCAGAGCATCCCGAACGCGGCCTACACGGTGATTACGGGCTGGACCAGCACTAAAGACACCACGAGCGGTGCCTGGAACGCCGGCACCGGCACCTTCACCGCCCCTACGGCGGGGTGGTACAACGTCTCGTGCCAGTTCATATTCGCCACCGCTTCGTGGTCCGCCAGCCAGCAACTGGCTGCGGCACTGTTCATCAACGGCGCCGAGAACGAGGCCACGCTGCAGACGTTGCAGGGCAGCGCCACCCAACAGTTCGTGACCAATGACGTGTCGACCAACGTCTACCTGAACGCCGGCGACACACTACAGTTCGCGGCCTTCCAGTCCACCGGCAGCGCGCTGGCCCTGGCCAACAACAGCAACTTCAACTTCGCGTCCGTGGTACAGGTCACGCCGCCGGGGCTGGCTGCGCAGCCGGTCGACCTCATCAGCTATCAGCCAGGCGCACCCTCCGCCAGCGCGGTCGTGCTCAGCGCCATCACCCCGCAGGCCGTGACCTTCCCGGCCTCGCTGACGGGCAGCTACGCCAAGGCCGGCACGGCCGCTACCGCGAGCACGACGTTCTCCATCACAAAGAACGGGTCCAGCATCGGGTCCCTGAACTTCGCCGCGGGGGCCACGTCCGGCACGTTCACGTTCACCAGCGCCGTCACGACGAGCCCAGGGGACGTCGTGCAGATTGTCGCCCCGGCGTCGCCCGACGCCACGCTGGCCAACATAAACTTTGCGGTAGTAGGCACGCGGTGACGGGAGGCTCACATGCCAGCACCCACGCTTGACAACTACACGTCCGGCAACGTGTCCGGCACGGCCACGTGCAGCGTCGTCCTGTCAACCACCAAGACGAACGACGTCATCGTGGCCGTCTTCGTGGCCGAGAAGCCGGCGTACGGGCCTCCTTCGGTGTCGTCGGTGTCGTCGACCAGCGGGCTGACGTGGCACAAGCGCCTATCTGTGGTGTCGAACGTAACCGACGTCGAGGTGTGGTGGGCCTACGCGCCGTCGGTGGTGACCTCGGAGACGATCACCGCGACGTACAACATGTCGATAGACGACTTCTCCGGCATCGCGTTCGGGGTCAACGGCTGCGACCAGACCAGTCCCTGGGACCCGAACTCGTCCCTGCCCCAGACGATGGTCGCCAACGACTCGAGCCCGTCCATGACGGCGAGCACCACGAACGCCAACACCTTCATGATAGAGGGCATAGGCACCGGCAACAACGCCACGAACTACAACACGCCCCCCACTGGATGGACGTTCGTGGCGGGTACGAAGAACGGCGGAGGCTTGCAGTACTCAGCCGTCGGCGCGGCCTGCAAGGGCTTCACATCTGCGCAGTCGTCGCTGACGGTGACGTGGGGAGGCGCGATATCAAACAACAACGGCGGAGCGGCGTTCCTTGACGCACTGCAGGCACCATCAGGATCTCCGCCACCTACATCTGGTTCCAGACCGCAGTTGATGATCATCACTTAACCACAGCCGCCTTCGGGCGGCTTTTCATTTACGGGGTGCCGAATGGATAACAAATGGCAGGCATTGGAAATCGTGAAGATCGCGTTCGGCTGGCTGGGAGTGGCGATCGGGCATGCGGTATCGAGTATTACTTTGTCAGGTATCGCGCTCGTCATCACATCAATCTACAGCGGGCTCAGTGCCTATGTGCTTGTGCGCGACAAGATCCTGAGCCGACGCGAAGGAGAGAAATCTTGAGCCACGAAATCACATGGTTGGCGGAGCCGGAAGAGCACGACTATCCGGCAGCGGAATCGTATCTGAGTCTCAAATTCGATCCATCGCGCGCGCTGCAACTTATCGGGGCGCTTCGAGAAGCGCACATCCAACATATCAAAGCGAAGGACATCTTACGGGCTTCAGGTCTCGCGCCTCTTCCCGCTACTAATAAACACGTTCGGCACAACCGCAAGAAGATCCGCGAGGGCAAAGCACTCTCGCCGATTCTTCTTGTCCGCGGTGAACCGACGCTCATCGCAGACGGCTATCACCGCGTCTGCGCCGTCTATCGGCACGACGAGGACGCGCCGATTCCATGCAAACTCGTTTGAAGGTGCTGTCATGAAGATCCGATTGATTGACGAATGGCGCAACGCGCACAAGCTTGGCTCGGTTCAACTCTCGAGCGCGCTTGCGGTTGTATTCGGTGCCGGTCCCGCATTGCTCGATGCGTGGCGCTCGATTCCTGACGATCTGAAGGACGCTTTGCCGCATGGCTGGGCTCACTGGATCGCGACAGGCGGCTTCGTGCTGGTGCTGCTCGCTCGCTTGTTGCAGGTCGATCGGGCTCAGCCTGCGGTGGCGCAAGGAGGGGGCGATGGCGCTCAGTGACCTCATCCGCGCGATCTTCTCGCTGTTCGGCCGACAAAGTGTCGACCAAGGTGATCGATCGACAGTTTTTGCCGGAGCGCCCGGCCCGGCCGGGCCGAAAAATGCAAGCACCGTCTCTCAAACGCCCGTCCAGCAACGCGCCTCGGACGGCCCGGGCGGCGCAATTCAGCCGGAAAAAACGGACATCGCGGCCGCGACTTCGGCGCCCGCGCCGACGCGAGCCATCCCTCCGCTGGTTCCGGTTCCTGTAACGCCGCCGCGCGCGGCCGTACCGACGCCGGACATCTCGACGCCCGCTGGCTTCATCGCCGCGATCGCGCCGGCAGCACAAGCGTGCGCGAAACGCACCGGCGTGCCCGCGAGCGTCACCGTCGCGCAGGCCGCGCTCGAATCCAGTTGGGGGCGGCGCGCGCCGGGCATGAACCTGTTCGGCATCAAGGCGGATCTATCGTGGCAAGGCTTGGTGACAGAGCAGGTGACGCACGAGGTCGTGAACGGCAAATCGATTGAAATCACGGCGCGCTTTCGCGCCTATGACGGTTGGCAGGGGAGCATTGACGATCATGCGGATTTTCTACGAAGCAATCCGCGTTATCACTCGGCTTTCGACTGCAAAAACGGACCGGATTTCGCACGGGCGATCGCGCGCGCGGGCTACGCAACAGATCCGCTCTATGCGGACAAACTGATCGCAATCATGAGCACGCGCAACCTCGGTATGCTCGATATTCAGGAGTGAGAGAGATGGCAACGATCTTCATTTCTTTGTTCGCCAAGTTCTGGCCGATCATTATCGGCGTCGGAGGCATCGCGTTTGGCGCTATCTGGGGCTTCATTAAAACGAAGGGTGCCGTGGCGACTGAAGCTCGATCCGCGCAGCAGGTCGCGGAAGGAATGCAGCAGGTTGCTGAAGCTGGGCAGCAGATCGAGCAGGCGAATGCCGAGGCAGCGCGTGCCGAGACGAATGCAGTTGAGAACGCCGCCGCCGCCAATCAACAGGCGCAAGCTGCAACGCCGGCCGACGTCGATCAGCAGCTTGATGTGCTCGGCGCATTGCGAAAGGAGTGAGTCATGCGAGCGATCATCATCTTGCTCGCCACGCTTAGCATTGCCGCGTGCGCGACAGACTGCCCGGAACCGGCTGCGCCATCGCTCCCGAAAACTCGCGTCGTCGACACTGCCTGCAGTTGGGTGAAGCCGATCACTGCAGTGCCGGAAGATACGCTAGAAACGAAACAACAGATCCTTGCGCACGATCTCGCTGTCGCGAAGAATTGCCCGAAGGTGCCGCGATGAGCAAAATCGGTCGCTATCTGCTGAATTTCGCCGTGCTGCTTGATGAAGCCGTGAACACCATTTTCGGCGGTTCGCCGAATGAGACGATCAGCGAGCGCGCCGCGAAGGCGCGCAATGCCGGGCGCCGGTGGGGCTGCGTGCTTTGCCGGTTCCTCGACACCATCAGCAAGGGGCACTGCGACGACGCCCTAACATCGACGATCGGAGATGACGCGGTGATTCCAGACGGCGAATGACGTGTTCAAAACCCTATGTAAGTCATTATCCACTTACAAGACGCTCGCGCGGCAGAAGAATTGCCCGAAATAGCTACCGTTCGGGGCATTGTGGGTACGGTTGTGGGTAGTCATTTCTCGAGGGCGTGGAATCCTTACCTATCAAGGCTCTCGCGCCGGCTGATAAAGTCGGCTGCCTTCCGCCATGAGGCTTGGCGGGCAATTACATAGACATCGCTCAGGGGGCTATTCCTGCGGTGGTGTGGGTTTTTCTGCCCGATCCTTGCTG